AAATGCCTCGTCCCATGAAGGTGTATGCGAGTCGGTTGCAGGCGTATAATGTCACGAAGAGGCCTATTACTTTGCAGGAATCGCTTTCGGCTTTCCATGCACGCAATCTGTCTGCGCCTGTACTGATGTTACCGCAACACGATGAGGAGTTGGTTTTGCAGGTATGGGAGGACTTTCTGGATGTGGCGTGTTTGCCGGACGCGCGTGAGAAGTTGGCGCGGTATCAGAATGATCCGGTGGCATTGGAAGAGACTGCGGTGCGTGATTGGATGGGCAAAGCGCGTCCAGAGAACTTGGTTAAGGTTGTTAAGTATTTACTCGACAATCCTGATGCGTGGGAGGAGATGCGTTTGGGTCGGTACGAGTCTATGCCTAAGACGGATGTGAAGGTGCCGTTGTCGGATAAACCTTTGAATTCTCGCGTTGAGCCGCAGGTGATTGTTCATCATATCACCGCGATCAATGCTATTTTCAGTTCGATTTATCGTGTGTTGGTTCGAAGGTTTTTGTCTCTACTCAAACCAAATTTTATGGTTAATTTGCTGAAGGATATGCCGGAGGTTCGTGATATGATGCAGGCGCATCATGATTGGTCCGTTCCTTTGAAGTATTTGGAGAATGATTTTAGTAAGTACGATAAGTCGCAGGGACGGTTTGTTCACTTGCTAGAACAGCATGTTTTCCAAGCATTGGGTATGAATGAGAAGATGTTGGATGCTTGGGGTTTAGGGCATGTGGACTGTAGCATTCGGAGCTTGACGACAGGTATATCCTTGAGTGTGCGTTATCAGCGCAAGTCTGGGGATGCAACAACTTCTTTCGGTAATGTTCTTGTGAACATACTGTCAGTGGTGCATGCGTATAAGGGAACCGATATAGTGTGGGCGGTTTTTATGGGTGATGATTCGCTTATTGCTGCGCGTACGGTTTGCGCCGGCGATATAGCTGTTCGCACGTTGGCTGAGAAGTTTAATTTGCAGGCTAAGTTTTTTATAACCGATGCTCCATATTTTGCTTCTAATTTCATCCTGGTTTACCAGGACGAAAGGCGGATTGTGGCGGTTCCAGATCCTTTGAAACGCGTCGAAAAGTGGTCTATGGCTATTCCAGCCGCGGACCCTAAGTGGGAAGAGAGGTACATTAGTGCAGAAAATACATTGCGCGTGTATCGCAATCGCAGCAATTTGGTCGGACTGGGTCGAGCACTGTATGTTCGCTACGGGTCGCTTGATGGTATCGATCTTGATACAGTTGGTGATGCGATTGCGTCCGCTATTCGTACACCTAAGGACTTTCGTTGTCTTTGGGAGGAAGAACCTGTGGAAGTGGTCTTCTAGGTTATGGAAACAGTTGCGTGTGTTTTATTTCCTTTGTTGAAATTTGTGAGAGTGTGAGCGAGCGCAGATATAAACACATATAAAACAAGGTCATGGTTGACGATAAATGAATCCGGTCGGGAGA